TTCGCGTTTGTGGGATTCGATTTGACGGCGAAGAGCGATGACTTCTTGGCCAAGACGGCGGAGTTCCAATCGTAGCTGGCGAAGGTCGGGGTCCTCCCTATGCCGCTGTATTGGATACTCCGCCGTTGACCACGGAGGACGAGCGACGGGTAACGTGTATCCGAGCGACGGTTCGTCGCGCTGCGTAGAACGCCTTTCTACGCTGACATTAGTGTAACCACGAACCGTTCGTTTGTCAACGCTTTTTTCTACTTGACGCGATCGCGCTCTGTCAGGACGAGCGACTTCGGCACGGCCTTCTTCTTCTTTGGCTTCTTCGCGCCTTTCTTGGGTTTTTTCACCGTCTTTGCCATACGACGTCTCCTTAATCCTGTAATGTTGATATGGGGCGCTACCACGAGTTGCACCGGCTGCTTCTCGCTTGGTAGCGTCTTCTACTTCGCGTTGTTGTGGCATGACAACTGGCGGCTGATGATACCTGTAATCTGTCATCGGCGCAAATGGCTGTTGTGGCATGGCGTACCGGCCAGGCATCACCAGATATTGGATTGACGGACGCATTCCGGCAGGCATGAATGGCGTCGCCACGATACCGCCAGGAAGCGAACGGAACATGTCCGGGCGGTAGACGGGATGTTCTATTTGTGGCCGATGTGGAATCTGTACTTGCTGTGATGCCCATTGCTGCTGCTGTGGAATCTGTACTTGCTGTGATGCCCATTGCTGCTGCTGTGGAATCTGTACTTGCTGTGATGCCCATTGCTGCTGCTGTGGAATCTGTACTTGCTGTGATGCCCATTGCTGCTGCTGTGGAATCTGTACTTGCTGTGATGCCCATTGCTGCTGCTGTGGAATCTGTACTTGTTGCCTTGCGCCATCGTATGCGGTGGGCTGTTTGGCCTGCTGACTGACCCTAAGGGCGGCTATCTCTTGTTCCAGTGCTGCGATACGTTCTTCGAGTGATGGCGGCTGTTGCGTTTCCCCCGCCATCCGTTGGCGCCACTGTTCTTCTAGGTATCGTTCCCAATCTTCTACGGCCATACTGTTTCAGCACCGGGCGTCTTAACATACTTATTGGCCTGGTATGTGTGTTCAAAGATAAGCGAATATTGTGGCGGTTGATCACGTCTACCAGCACCAATTAAGTCCACGCCATATTCCCGCACACCCGTTAGCATGAAGCTGTCGAGTTGCCAGTATTCCGTTGTGCTTGTGTACAGCTTGATGTCGAATGTCGTGCCAGGGGCAGGCACATCTTCGTCTTCGAGTTGTGCCACGATCACCAAAGCGCCTTGGAAGATGCCGACGACGTGCTTTCTGTGTCCGCTTGTGCCGCTTGATGCATAGGGTATGAGTTCACGGGAAAGCGTCAATTGCCATTCCAGCACATTGTCAAGCGCGTTGGCGTCTAACATTACTTGTTTTCCGGCAGGACAAACAGCAGTCGGATCGCTTGGTGACGGCGGTGTGACTGAACCAAACGTTGCTTCGCCATCACTTAAGATGTGGTATTGAAGCATGTAGAATTGGTTTGCCCGATAGGATGCGATGGCCGTCACGCTTTCCACAATGGCTGGCCCGCTAAATCCTGTGTGCGCACTTGGTGTACCATCTTCCCCGCCAACGTATCCTGTGAACGTCAGTGTATCGCCGGGGAGGTGAGTAGGTTCGACGCCGATGGCCAGGATGTCGCCTTCCCATGTTGGGATACCGCAAACCAATTTTCTGGCTGATGCGGTACCGGCTGTTACTGCCGGAATCTTGCCTTCGTTGAACGTGACTTGCCACCGTGCGGTGGCGGGGATGCCATCTACTGTCGCTTTGACGCCGCTGAGAAGCATGGCTAGCTCCTTTGCACTTCGGCTATTGCTTGAATGATTCCGCCTGTCACCAGGTATATGCTGCCAACCCTGGTAGTCTTTATCTCAGCACCATCATATTTTATGTCCCGAACACTTCCTTGTGCGCTATCTGGGCGGGCTTGAATGAACGCCCGTAACATTGCCCAAAGTACGTCAGCGATAACCCTGTCATCTTCACCCGCCATGACAATCTGCACACCGATGCCGACACGAATCACGTTCATGTTGCTGGCGTAGTCCTGCTCGAACACGCAGTTATTAAGTGACAACGCCACCCATGGACCGTCCCCTTCACGGACTGGAATGCGTAGTTCAGGTACATAACCCGTCATGCGTTTGACACGACGCGATGCTGGAACCAGGGACGCAAACGTATCGTCCTGTTCCAGGATGTTCCACGCCATGTCGTAGCATTCCTGTATCGGATTCACGTGATTCTGCGCCTCCCGGCTTTGACGTCTTCAAGCACGCTCATGGCCCAACGGTAGGACGCAACGTAGGGGTGGGCAACCGATGAACCGTCGCCAGAAACACCCATGATGCCACGCGATTCGTAAAGCCGCACGCCAGCAAGTGTCGCTGTTACTGCCCTGAGTAGGGTTGGCACCGATGGAAGCGGAATGCGCATGGGTGAACCAGTCAAAACTGAATCCACTTCACTGCTGGCAACGGTGATGGCAAACGTGATTCGTTCATCGACACGCGAGCCATCCCCTTCGACGTCGGCCCATGCCAACACGTTCTTGGCACCGAACACAAGCTTGACGTCATCGGCTGTGCAGTATTCACTCATAGTTAATCCTGCCTACCAGATATAGGCCACTACGGATTCCACGTATCGGCGAGGCCGTCGAATAGTTGGATTCCGCGGCCCTGGCTTGCAGTAACGCCTCGCGCAAGTTCGTCGGGATTTGCTTGCCAATCATCGCCGATAGTTCCACAAGCGACAACGACAACAGCACAGGGAACACATGATCGTCCACATCCAGAACGGACGTGATACAATACCGGACGCTGTCGTAGCTTCCAATACTGCTGGCCAGTGTCAGTTGCGTTGCACTGGTAACACTGGCAATTTCGGCTTCGGCTACGTATGGGGCGAACCCTGCCAAGTCAGTCGGATGGTCCGTTGCCGTCCCCACCCGGAACATGGCACCAACCATTGATGATTTGAATTGCGTCCCTATTCCGGTTACGGTATCGCCATCAACTGACACCGTTCCGTCACTATCGACGGCGTCCATCCCTGTGAACACGATTGGCTGAAGCGAGCGTGTATATGTGATGTCAATGTCCACGCGGGTTGTGGGATATGGCAGGAAGTTGATGTGCGTCGTGTTTTGGCTGCTGGAAATGTAGGCCACATCTGGTATGGACGCCACCTTAGGGTATCTGTAGATTCTGAGTGCATGTGCCTGAACGACAACAGTGACTTCACGCGGGGGGGAGATAAGCGTGACGAATTGCGGTGACACGAAGTCGCTGGGGAGTTGGTGTCTGTCGTTATAAAGTGTGGCCTGGGCGGTCTTGCTGAAGTAGTTTCCTTCCACGGGTGTGGCCAACGTCAGTACGGTATCGTTCACAGAAGAAACTTCGGCCACGGCATTACCAATCGCCACCGTATTCCCTGGCGCCCAGAGTGGCCACGCCCCGTCGGTGGATGTCAGCGTCAGACCATCGGATGAAACTTGGACGGTGTGGGTGACTGGTGGAAGGACAGTCAGTCGCAACGTGGACGTATAGCGATGCCACGGCCCGTATGTGGGCAGCTTTCGGTAGGCCATCTGTATGGCAGAACGGATTTGGTCACGGCTGGCACTGGCCCCTGTTCCAGCACCGAATCCGTACACCGTCCGGGAAACGTGCTGTAGAAGATCGCTATACGTCATCATTGAGTTTACCCACTATTCTGGCTTTCGCTTTATCACGAAGTTCCTGAAGATTGTCTTCGGTGGGCTTGATGCCCTTTTCGGCAACTTCTTTGATGACTTCCTCTTCAACCAAGTCTGGGGCGGGTTCGTACTTACCGTCACCATATGGCTTGGGTTCACATTCGACGATACCTTTGGCACCCCAACCGCGTTTCGCCAGGATGCGTTTGATTTCCGAACGGCTGGAAACATAGGCTTCCGGGTCGTCTGGATACCTGGCCAATTGCGGCAAGTACTGACTACCGCCTTTTAGTGTGTCTGTGATGACAAAGGGGACGCCAATTTTAGACACCAAGTCTGGGCGTTTGTGACGTTTCATCGGCTTTTTCTCCGTTTTGCTAATCGACGCAGTGTCATGGCAAGGGCGCAACGTCGCTTATCAGCGGTGGACAAGTCTGAACGTGCGCAATATTCCGTGATTGACATTCCAGCGGCTTTAGCTTTAGCCGTTAGGTAACCCGGGCGCTTGATTGCCTGTTGTATCCATTTCTTGGCCATTTGGTATAACCTCAGGTTCAATCATGAATAGTTCCGCATCAATGTCCATTGCGGCTGACAGACGGGCAATGTATCTGTTGAACGCCTTCATGTCACCAGTCTTCATTGCCGCTTGCAGAACAACCGGCAGCACGGTTTGGGCAATCATCTGGACGGCCTCGGCTTGCTGTGCTTTGTCGCGTCGTCGTCCACTACCGGATTCGATGTAATACCAGAATGTCTTGGCCGCAATCACCTCGTTATCCGTTTGGATTTCCTCTTTCCATAGTTTACCGTGCACACCGACTGGGCCTGGATTACCACCCGTGACATACACAGCATGTTCCCACAAATCCTTGTTAAGCATCCGTTCTATCTGTTGCCAGGGGACGTAAAGGCGTGACAGCATCCCATCCTTGGCAGCCACACGTCGCATCCAGTCTTCGACAATATCCGCCATCATCTGGGCACGGTTGCTGGCTTGGCGGTAGCGAAGGCTGGCTTCGGTGGCGCTTCTGATTTGCGTGGGCGTTGGCGCCCCGTACAGGATTTCATCAAGGCCAACGGCTTTGGCGAATTGCGATTCGGCCAGTTGGATGATTTGCCATAGTTCAGGCCGTGGACCTGGGAACGTCAACGTGTGGTAAAGCTTGGACAAGTCGAAGTCTGTGAAGTTCACCGGCACAACTTCGTTGCGGCGTGTGTCGTCACGGATGACGTCGAGAAGGTTCTGGTCCAATCCCTGTTGGGTGATGGTGACGTTCCTTGTGGCCCGGATGGCTTGACTGATGACGTCACTGTACAGTTCGTCAATCTTTTCCTGGTATCCGACACCAGCTTCTAATGGCGGCCTGGGCCACGGGACACCAGGGACTGGGTAGAAGTCCAGGAACGTTGCGGGCCACGGGTTTGTCCAGTCACCGTATGTCCTTACTGGCCAGCGGGAACGGTTCACAATGTCGTCCGCACTAACGACTACTTCCGGGTGAAGATTCAGCGGATATTGTTGGCCTTCGGCGACAACCAAGAAGATTTCCGGCCCAAGTGCTTCCATGGCATATTGCCATTCCGGTTCGGTGACGTCCGATTCACGGACTGGCCCAAATCCGATGCGGGAATAGATTTCCCAAACCCTGCATAATTCATCTGGGATGTCATCACGCTTGGAAACACTGGCTTTTCGCAGTAAATCTTCAGGGACGTTGTATTCTTCGACCGCGGTTTCAATGGGCATTTCCCGGCGTCTGGCGATGAATCCAGCGTCACGTAAGTCGGTGGCGGCTGGGTCAATCACGATGTCATCCACGGCCTGGTATTCGGCAACGGGCATGAAGAAGACGTTCCGGATATAGGTATCGCCAAGCGGTGTGATACCGTCATAGGCTGTATGGATACGATGCCATAGGACGCCACGGCCTTTGATAAGTGCTTCTGTGATGGCCAGTCTGGCTTGGCTTACGAGTTCGTATTCTTCAGCGATGTACTGAAGCCACCATTCCAGTAGCTGTGTAGCGCTGGTGTTGATGATACTTTTTGCAGTATCGTAACCTGGCATGCGAAGTTCTGGTTCAAGTATTGGACGACGAACGCCGACACGCCGACGAGGTGTTCGTACCAGGACAAACGGTAGGTATAAGTCCACAAACTCCTGTAGCTTGTTAACACGGATGGTGTCTGATTTTGGCTTGAATAGTTCAACCTGATCGCCTGTGGATGAGATGAGCGTCTCGTCCGTGATGGACATAGCACGCAGGATAGGACGGACGCGGTCATCGAATTGGGCTGCCTTGGCTTCCCTTGCTGCCTCAATTCGTCGCTGCCAGTTTCCTGTTATCGTGTTAAGCCACTGCATATGGGATTCCCTCTGCGCGAACGATGCATCCCATCAAGTGTTTTATCGGCATAAGAACGTATCGTTCGCCGAATCGTTCCTGTGGCAAGGCCTTGTCGATGCTGCCAAGTAGTTTTTCGACGTTCATCATGGCCCAACGTGTTACAATGCCTGTCGGCCCACGCCATCCAAAGATGATGTACTTGAACCGTCCTGTTTTCAAAGCTTCTAATTCATTGTATTTCCCCGGTGTACAACGAAGCTTGACAACGGCTTTGTATCTAGCACGGGTAAGCACCAGGGCTATCCGTTCGTCGTCAATCAGTAGCGAATACCTGGATGGCCACACGTCTGGCGGTTCATCGACGATTTCAATTTTTTTCGCCAGTCTGGCAACATCACCGGCCAGAATCTGTGTCGCTCTCATGAAGCTGACCGCGAGTGCGTTTTCGTTCCAACTGTCTGAGGCGCTCATCGAGGTCCCTGATCTTTGCTTCGATAGGATTCGGAATCACGTCAAAGATTGGCCGATTTAGTTCATTCTTTTCGCTTTTGTGTACGATACCGGACAGGTATTGCGGGTAGGGCAAACCTGGTATAAACACGTAGGCGTCAATGCTGTTGTTCCCGGCATTGACGACGAAACCAAGGAATGACGGTTCGTGGTTCTTGTTGGGCGACACGCGAACGAAGTCGCCAGGGGTGATTCTGCTATACACCTCGGACATAGTACGTACTCCAGGCACCTATTACGGATGGGGTGAACGGCACAAACTTTGGCTGATTGGCCACAAGGTATTCCATTGCGTCCAGCAAGTCGTACTGTTTTCCTATTCGCTTATCTGGGTCCTTTTCATCAAACATTGCATGTGTCAACTGATAGATTAGTTTCGAGCATCGCTGATGGATTCGCAATTGGGGGACACCGTCGATGTTGTTGTTAAGCATTCGGCGGACGATTTCCCGACGCAGTTTGGGGTCGTCGCAGCCTGGAACGAACCTGGCCAGCGGCCCCATGATTTTGGGCGTCACGCCACGGCCAGCGGCGGCTTCTGAGTAGAGGGCAGCTACTGTCTTGGATGAACCCATAGAACGTCCACGGCCAGCACGCTGGTCAACAATCCAATACTGAAATGCGTTGGCATCTGGCCGCAGTTGCAAGGCGGCGGCCCAGCTTTCCGCAGTCCCATTGCGGATTTCCAGTTCATCGTAGATTATCATCTGTCCTTTGTCGTTGACGGCCCCGAATACGGTGGCGCAGAAGCGTGTACCGGGGTCGAGGGCGAAGTACCGCGTCCAGTTTGCGGCGGTAGGGGCAGTGATGTCGCACAAGTCTTCGGAAATGACGTGCTTTGCTGGAACGAAGTCAGGATAAACCAACCAGTTGTTTATCGCAAACTCACCGAAGATTCGGACACGACGCTGATCTTCGGTAAGCATGGATGAAAAGATGTCCACTTCCTCCCGTTCAATGAACGGGTTGTCGTAGATTGACAAACCAATGACACAAACGTTTTTTGAGTGTTCGTTGTTCTTGACGATGTCGTACAGTAGCGGGTTTTGTTTTTGCCCTGTTGCCGTCCAGATGGCGTATCCCTGGTGTTCGCCGACACGGACAACACCACGGGCAACTTCTTCGATAACAAGCGGGTTGATGATTTGTTCATCTAGCCAGATGATGTCATAGTGTTCGCCTTGACGCGGGGATGCACGAGAGCTGACGAAGGATACGCGCCAGCCGTTCTTCATTGTGATGGTACGTGGGATGTAGCGTGCCCTATCGTACCAGGCTATGGAGTCGATTTCTTCGTGTGGGACAAGGGGTGGGGCATCCACCCACGGCAAGTCTTTTTCGCGGCTATCGACGGTGTATCCGCCACGAGGATCGGAGACGACACGGATGGGACGTAGGGCGCCTCGTTCACGAACGACTTGGAACGCCCCAGGGAGGTACAGTTTCCGCCAAAGCATGCCAACGTGTTCGTAGTCGAGGCCAATAACAAGTGCGGAGCCGTTGGCCCGACGGTATTTGCCATATGGGTCTTTGCCACACATGGCCCGTGCGAGTTCAACGGCACCGCACAATGTTTTGCCGCTACGGTTCGCGCCGATGACGATACGCCACTTGCACGTTTCTGAGTGAAACGGCTGAATCTTCGGTAGTGGGGCGTACAGTTCGAGTGCTGTCATTCATCGGTTTTTAGGCGCCAAGGAACGCCGAAACGCTGGCGGCACTGTCGTCTGCTGGTGCACAGGAATATCCGACAACGTAACCAGAGCTTACGGTACCGTTGATTTGGCCGTCTTTGTCAACATACAGGGCTTTTTTGGCGCTGACGCCTGTGCCGTTGCCAGTTGCCTTTACCACCGTAGCTGGCCCTTGTTCGATGACGTAGAACAATGTGCCAGCCGTAACGCTTTGGCCTGTGTATTCCGTATCAATGGCCCTGGCGATTTCGCCATCGGCGGCTATCGAGTCTGTCTTTTTCAGCAGTTCGGAGGCATCAAAACCGACGAACAAGCCAGGCGTCAGTGTCAGGGTATCACCAGCGGCAACGACACGGAGCAGGATTTCACTTTTGGCGTCCTTGTCGTAGACGGCGAATAACCGTCCAACGACACCAACTGTGGCGGCATATCCGTCGGATGACGGCCCCATAGTTTGGCCACGGGGGAAGGGGAGTGCTTCAAATAGTCTCATGGGTATCCTCCTTATTTGCTAATGGGCAGAATCTTCACGAAGAACGCCGGGCTGTCGCAACGCAACTGACCGTGGAAGTCGAGCACGAACAGTCGCGTCTTATAGGGATCCACACTTTCGTCCATATCCACGAGACCAGCCTGCATCGAGTACAGGGTGACCTTGCTGCTTGGGAACATGTAGATGGTGTCATCTGGACAGAAGGCGTCATCGACAACCTCGACGCCTTCAAAGTTGAGCGTCGGGATGCCCAAGTCAACGATGGGGCTACGTTGGGTCACTTCCAGGGTAACCTTTGCATCCAGCACGTTCTTCATCTGGTAGAGGACGTTCGGGCTGGTAATCATCACGTCTGGGTCAATCCCTTGCTTTGACACCAACATGGCACGTCCGTATCGGACGGCTTTTCGCCAATTGTTGGACCAGGAACTGTCGGCAGTTGAGTCGTCTCTGAAGTCAGTCTGGTCCCTATCGACGATGATGGGCGACCATGCGCAGTACTCGACGCTGCACTGACCTTCCGGCCATGTGCCGGTGCATGTACCACCCAAAGCACCCAATGACGTCGAAATGGTGGCGTAGGTATCGTTGGGGTTACCAACCTTCCCGCCGGATACCAGGCCGCTGTAGCTGAAGAAGGATTCAAGGCCGTGGATGTCGTATGCCCCGGATTCGCCGTCGGCGTACAGCACCCGCTGGAAGTAGAACTGGAAGTCGTCCATCATCCATTCGGTGATGTGATCAACCAGCCTGGGGAACGCCATGTTGCTGTCTTTCTGTGCCAACACCTCTTTCTTGGTGATGGCTTCAGTCAACATGTACTGACGCCACGGCAACCAGGCCGTTGTGATTCTGTTCGGCAAGTCGAACTGAACCGCAACGGGATACGTCACCTGGGCGACTGGGGTATTCCTCCGGTATCTGATGGGCCATTCAAGACGGCCACCGGAGGCGTTCATGACGAGGCGGCCCTTGGCTTTCAAGATGCCAAGCAGACGCGCCCTTTGCATGATGGGTTCGGTGAGTTTACGAATGCGCGCCCGAATTTCTGACGCGCCAATTCTGGGCAATTCATGAGTGGCGGGCATAACCTCGCTCCCTCGTCCCATAAGGTTGCGGATTCACCCGCGAGCACCCACCTTGGGCTGCCAGACCGCTTAGCGATGGGCTTCGGCCATTTCACCTCCTGTTTTCGACTGGCCGAAGGTGTCCATCGCCATCGCGTTCGCAAGCTGGCACTGTGCCATCAGCACAGGCTTTATTTCTATCAATATAGTATGATTTGACAAGATGATTTGTCAATAAGTTATGACAATCCTTGTTCTTTGCGGTAACGTTCGATGGCTTCGGAAATTGAAACGCCGTCCTCTTCGATGATTTGGGCAATCGTGCGTGGACGTGCTTTTGGGACGTTCTTTCGCTTGGGTGGGGTTGCGTACAATTCCGTCTTGGGTTTGGGTGCTTGCATTTGTTTCCTTTGCAGTATGAATTCACCAGCCTTGCGTATGGCGGCTTCTTTGTCCTGAACGCCAGCTTCCATAAAGGTTGCGGCCAGTTCAATAATTTCTTCGCCGAGTGGTGTTAGGCCAGCTTCCGGGTCGCCATTTTCAAACAGAATACTGGCGTTCTGTGTCACCCAGTTGACAGCTTCTTGTTGTTTCACCTGGGTTTTTTGAATTTCTTGGACGTCTTGCAGAATCATGCTTTTGATGATGGGCATGAATTCCTGCAAGTGATAGTAGAAGAACCGGCGGGGATTCTTGGCAAATTCGTTGACGATTTTATCGCGGTGTTTGACGAACCGCATGATTTTGTCAACAACGTCCTTGTCGGCGCCGGGCATGGGGACAAGCTTGCCTTCTTCGTCGCGGTAGACTTCTTTAAGCCAATCGTCGTTCCATTCGACGATGTCGGCCATCGCTTGCTGCCACTGCTTTTGGATTTCTTCTGGGTTTACCTGTTGCTGTGGCGGTCCTTCTTCGGAAAGAAGCTTTTCGATGTAATCATCGCCGAAACGTTCCCGCAGTCGTTTAGCTAGAATGGCGTCTTCTTCGCGTTTGCCGACAAGCTTGCGGGCATTGATGAGGGCTTTAAGGGCCTCGTAGTCGTTGCCATAGTGCGACAAGTCTTCCCCAAAGTGTTCCTTGAGGAAGTTAATCAAGGCCGTGCCTTCCTGTTCACCGCCCTCTTCTTCAGCGGATTCCGCTTCTTTATCACCGCCTGATTCTGTCACGTCCTCATCAGTTGGTTCTTCAGCGGTTTGTCCTTCGTTGGGTGTTTCGGGCGTTCCGTCTTCGTAACCGAAGTCAAAACCTTTTTGTTCGGCGTCGGCGTCAATACTCATACTGTTCCTCCTTAGACTGCTTATTCGGCAAATGTGATTTCACGAATACCATACGCTTCATCCGGAATGCCACGTTCGCCGATAAGGACGATGGGTTCTTTTTCGCCGTGACTGTTTCTGATAATCCACTTGATACAACCCTTGGAATCCATGTCAACGCCAATGCATTCTACGGCATGGCCCCACCAATTGTAGGCCACGTACAGGGGACGGCCAGTGCGAAGGATAGCCAGGCATTGCCCGATGTAGGCATCGTTATCGGAACGACGATTGGTGTCCCACCATTCCATAGGGCGGTACTTGAGGGCTTCTTCATCCCAACCGTCTTTGAAGGTTCGCGGATTGATGCTTAGTTCTGGGATGTGTGTGGCTGGGGCAATACCGTTTTGTCTGGCACCTGCAATAGCGGCGTCCAGAAAGAATCCGCGGTTTCGCCAGCTGACAAGCCAACCAAGGCTTGTGGGGGCCAGAAGGACGGGTTGTTGGCCTTGTGACTGTCTTGTGTCCATGACGCACGCTGCCAACGCGAAGGCCCAGCAGTAGCCGAGGCCATCTTGGTTCCACCCGTCCTTGGCCCAACCCGCGGCTTCCTGATGGTACAACGGAAAGATTTTCTTTTCGTGACATTCCTTAATGACGTCACCCCAATCACTTTTTGGTACGATTAAGTCTGGGAAGTCACTGATGGGGACGAGTCCGAATTCGGCGGCTTCTGGGGAGCCATACCGCGTTAAACGTGGCATGGCCTCCGGTTCGCCGTTAGACGTTCGTGGTTTCCTGTCGAGTTCCCTGTAATCGATTTCGCGCATTATCTTGCCTCCTTAACGGGACCAGCCTTGGTTGGTTGCCAGGGCTTTAAGGAGTTCATCGGTATTATCTGGAAGTGGGCGGAATTCAATAGTGCCCCCTTCCGTGGGGGCGCGGAGGACGAGTGGCAACTTCTGGTTTTTGGCGGCGACCCAGAACGGCTTCAGTCGTTGCGACGGTGGTGTATCGGGATCGCCTACGGCCACGATTTGATGGCCAGCGCTTTCAATCCTTTTGCGTGCGGTGACGCTGGAAACGATTTCCAATTGCCCAGGCGTCAGTTCTACAAGTTTGGCTGTTTCCAGGATGATGACAACCTGGTATTTGTCTGTGGGCGGTAGCGGTTCCGGTTCCGGTTCAGCGTCGCCCCAGGTAACGTCCTTTTTGAAGACGTCCATTTTCTTTTGACCCCAGTTGACGACGAAGACCTGGATAGTGTGTTTTCCTGGTGGTGCTGTCCAGATGATTGATAGCCCATCCGGTGACGTTATCCAGTGCTTCCCTTGTTCCAGCCCATCAAGAAACCAGAATGCTGATTCCCATTCGCCTTCAATCCTGTGTTCGGCGATTTGATAGACGGGGACTGTGTCCGGCCCGTTGATTTGGCCGAGGAGCGCAACAAGCAAGATTGGCCACATTGTGTCAACCCTTAATCAGCTTCAGAATCTGAATGATCAGTTGCACAATCACAACGACGATTGACGGGTCGAAGGCCGCTTCTTCGGGGATGCTGGCTTCGACGAATGCTTTGGCTTCGGCGCCTGTGAATTGCGGTTCGCTGCCGACTTGCAGTTGTTCAATGATATTGACGACAAGCCCAATGAAGTTTTCATTGGTGGCCAGGTACCGCATGTAACCGGCAATCTTGTTGTCAATGTCGTTCGGCGTGGCGGCGGCGATTTCATCGAACAGTTCCGCGACGGCGAGAAGCCATTCGGCAACGTCATCCTTGTTTGTCCAGTCTTCTGGCAGGCGAAGAACAGCGAAGACCCTGTAAAGGAGGGGGGGGATTCTAAATCCACTGGGAATGGTATTTTCGTGTCGCATGGTCTGACCTCCACATCACATGGTTTTGACGAGTTCAACAATGTCAACCAGGAGATCCAGGATCATTGTGACAATCACTGGATCAGTGGACAGTTCATCTGGTATCTTCGCCTCAGCAAACACCCTACGGCGAGACTGTGGTTCGTAGTTATCTTGAAGTTGTTCTATGATGCTTATCACCAAAGCAATAAAATGCCCGTTGGTGGCGAATAAACGCGCGTACGATGCAATCTTGTTGTCAATGTCGTTCGGCGTGACGGCGGCGATTTCCTCGAACAGTTCCGCGACGACGAGAAGCCATTCGGCAACGTCATCCTTGTTTGTCCAGTCTTCTGGCAGGCGAAGGACGGCAAGGACTTTAGGCAGGATGTGGACGATTTTTAGTCCACTTGCGGTGAAAATGTGTCCTGGCATGTTCGACCCTCCACATTGTGACTGATTCTACCTTAATTTTAACCACGGAAACAGAACGCATCGCACTATTTCATTCGTTTGCCCGCTTCAATGAAGATGGCCTGGATTTTTGCCGCCAAGACGTCTTTATCCGGATTGGCACGCAACAACTTCGCCACATATTTCAGCGAGTTTTGCCCTGCGTTTTCATTCACGATGTCAATCACGTCTGCCATAACGAGGAGCCATTTGGCAACCACATTTCGATTGGACACGGGCCATTTGTCCATCCTTTTGGCAATAGCAATAAGTCTTGTTAACTGCAATGGGCCAATCATATTTCAATGATATCGTCGTCAAGCAATCGAATCCCACGCCAACCAGTACAATGCCCATGCATGGTAATCTTCTGAAACCCTTTCAATTCCAGCGAGCGATAAAAGTCCTGCCGACGTAATGGGATTTCGTTGAAATCCTTTGCCCACTGGTCATATGCCCTGAACAGCGTTTCACCCTTTTCTCTCCCGTCCTGAACGACTTGGCACATTTCTTCAATGAACCGTTCCACCGGATCGTTTTCAACGCGATACTGCCGTGTCGCATCGGCCACAACGGTGCATGTACCAATACCCTCCTCCCTCCACATTTTGTACCCTTCAATAAGCCAATTGAGAATACCACTGGATTCTTCTTTCACCAATTCCCTGATTTTCGTGATGGGCATTCGCTTGTCGGGTGGTATTCTAACATTGAACGGCACAAGGCGGATTCTATCCCAGATGGCCTCGTCATTGGGTGATAAGCGCGGCTTATTGTTCGTCATCAACCATATCTTAAACGTGATGAAGACATCGTGCCATTCGCCATAAAGGAACCTGGCACGCATGACGTTATCCCCTGTCAGTTCCTTGACACGGCTTTCGGACAACCATCGCTGGCTACTGGATTCTGAACAGTAGACGATACGGCGTCTGGCAAGGTGTGCAACGTCATTGGGAATACCTTGCGTCTTACTGGAAAGGATGGTATCCGATGGCGTCTTCAGCATGTAATCACCAACAACCTGATGGACGGATTCCAGTAGTGTGCTTTTACCATTCATTCCCGTCCCCCAGGCGATGAAGATGCAACGTTCTGACCTATCACCCGTGATGGAATAGCCCAGGCTTTTTTGGACGAAGCGAATCAGTTCTTCATTACCTTCAAAGATAACGTTCAGAAAATCCAGCCAAAATTGGCATTTCGCTTCAGGATTATAACTGGCGTTGGTAATCCGCGTCATCATGAAGCTTGGGCTATGTTGGTGAAGCTTCCCTGTTTCCAGGTCCACAACACCATTCTGACAGTTCAATAGGGTTGGCTGCAAATCGAATTGGTAGTCATCCAGTGCCACCATTCCGCGCAACCAGCGTTCGATGCCATCACGATGGGCTGCGCCGTTCAGTTTTGCAATCAGTTTATCCGCTATATCCGGCACATCACAGTTGGCCCTGATGTATTCCTTGTCCATGTCCAGGCTTTGTGCGATTTTATCGGTGATGCCTGAATCTTTGCCGAGCGTCCAGATTTTGCCAGTCCACGTCCACCAGCGGGAATGGATTTCAGAATAGCCAAGTTCCTTACCGAAACGTTCCAGGACGCGGAGTGCGGATTCGCGGTGGGATGTGTAGATGATAAGGGATTGGGCTGCATCGGTTTGTTTTTCGCTATCGCTTGATACGGTAACTGGCGGCGGTAGTGGTTTGCCATTGGATTTCTTGGGTGGCACATAGCCGCCCATGCGTTCTACCAAGTCGCGCCAACGGTAGGAAGCGCATGAATTATGGAAGCATGCGAAGGCGGCTGAATCGCCGAAGTCAATGATTCTGGCCGTCCGTCTGTGGTTGGCGTCAAAGGGGCAGGTTTCCAGTTCGTACAGTGTGTGGCCGTTCCAGTTTTTGGTTTTCGATATTTGCAGTCCCCAGCGGCGGATGGTATCTGGTACGTCGAAGCGGTAGCCGTTGCGTTGTTTTGGCCTTGACAGTTTAGCGGCGATTTTCTGAAGGGCCTTCAACGGCACAACTTCGATTTTTTCCGGCACAAGGATAATCGAGGATTTTCGGTGTGGCCTATCCGGAAGGTTTTCGCCCTTGGCCGCTGTTGTCCCGTACAGCTTCCAGATGCGTGATGCGTTGAAGACGGTTTTATCGACTTTGGCGGGCTTATCTTCGGTGAGGAGTGCGATAGTTTCTAGGCACAACCTGATAAGTTCGCGACAGCTTTCATCGTTGGGCAAGTCGATACGGTAGAGGAGGTGGGCGCCGTTGCCAGAATCGGCGATGATGGGTTCTGGGAAGCCGTGTTCGCTAAGCCAGTCTTTTATTTCAAGGGCGACGTTAAAGGATTCCTGATGTTCTTTGTCGCTACTGGATACGCCACTGGGGCGTTGTGGGTCAACGTCTATGGGTAGCCAGCAGCGTCTGATGACGTCTGAATCTGATGTGGTTTGAACACGCCCGCGTGCCACAATGTATCGATTAGCGGCCCTGGCCAGTGTGGCGGGTTCAAGCGTGTTGAGTGTGATGTAGATGCCGTCGCACTTGCCATCGAATTTCAGTGCGGTTTCGGCCAATAGACTATAGTCGGTAAAATAGCCGGTTAGAACCCCCCCGTTCCGCAGTTTCGGGATACGGAGTTCCACCACATCTCCCATCGGGTGAAGATAACTGAGTGCCTCCAGAATCTGGAGTTTGGTTGTGTTCTCCGTTGCCATAACTCGTCCCCACGTCGCTGCATTCCGTATTATCTTCGTCTCTTATCCCTGAAGCCCTCAGGATCATGCGGGACAAATCAAGCAAGTCTTCTAATCTTGCAATGACGAGCCAACCTTGCCTATTGCGTCTGTGAAGTACAATAGGAAGTTTACTACCTGCCTGTTCTTTAGCTTGTTCCATGGCCTGGTAGATGTTAAGGCGTTCACAGCGTTTTACTTCGATGTGGAGTTCTGGGATACTTGTGACGACGTCCGGCGATTCCGGAGTTCCACGGTATTGGACGCCTCGTCGGGCTGGAATGCCGACAGCTTCTGCGAATTTCTTAGCCGCCTCAAGCTCTCCAACCTTTCCTTTCCTTTTGCTGTTGAGCATGATGTTGCGTCTTTCTTTTTAGCAAGTGTGTACAGCACAAGTCTGTACATCTTCAATGGCCCGAGATTGATTTCTGGGTTTTTGAGGTATTTTCTGGCCATTGCATAGTCGTGTGTGTCCTTGTCGAAGAAAGGGACGGGTTCATCTGGGTCGATGTAGTAAGGTGGAAAACGCGAGTCCGGTTCGCTGAAATTGTCGATGACGATTTCATTATTGACAAGGGCTGCCACCCTGGCAATCATTGTGTCTTCGAGTTTATCGTTAAGCAATGCCACATCTGCGCATGATACGGTAACCTGTTTGGGGTGGTTGGCTGATTCACACCAGAGGAAGATGGTAGGCCCCCAGATGGCCCACATGCGTGCGTCGTTAAGGTTACCTTCGATGCTGATGGTATGGAATCCGAAGCTGATGATGGCATACTTAGCGTCGGTGTGTGTGATATTGGCATTCAGCAACACCTTGATATTGAAGCCGTAGGTATAAAGGACTGGCGCCTTGTAGGCGTGCAGTTCGTTAATCCATAGTCTTCTATCTTCATCCACAAAGAGTAGTCCGCCTTGGCTGTTGTACAGTGCGGCGCATGCAATGTCGGCGTCAGCGATGACATATTTATCTTGCAAGTCGATGATGTCGTTGATACCAGGGACTGTGCAGTAGTTCCAGATATTGGAATCGGAAAAGCAGCCGTCCTGCAAGGGGATAAACGGTTGCATGTTATGAAAGCATGTAGGCGGCTTTATCTTTCAGTTCGTCGATTTCAGGCCAGTGGCGTTCCAGTTGGAAGGCACTGGGGCTGATTTTCAGCTTTTTGCATACGTTAAGGATTTCGTCGATGGCGTCATCGTGGTAGTTATCGTACAGTGCGAAGACGCGGGGGGCGATATTTTCGACGTATCCGGTTGGGATAATAACCCAGCCTGACGGACGGTGACTGCTTCGGACTACTTCAGGCCGTAGCGAGAGTCGCCTGAGGAGGGCTAGTAGGAAGAGACCGCAAAGCCTGTGGCGGTTGGCTTTGGCAAAGCGGATTTGGTTGGTACCCAGGGATCGTGCTGTTGTGTGGAAATACAGTTCACCGTCGCGCCAGACTGGTGTTAGTTTGCGTGCGATATTAAGGATGAAGTCGGACATGGCTATTCACCCTATTGGCCAACCACCAAGTGATGAATTTCTTCGGGTGCTGGCAGTTCCACCTGCGATGATTCGCGTTTTTTTCGCTTTTTTGCTTCCTTTTCGATTCTGTATTGCAGGGCTACTTCAAAGGCCGCTTTGTGAAAGATATTGCCGAACACGGTTATGTAACGGCGGACTTTTTTGCCAAGCATGAGTGACGTTAAGTTTGGATAGATTTGTCTGGCCTGTTCTTCTGTGATGTAGTTGTAATTATGGTTTGCGTCCTTGGCAAGTCGTTCCGTTATTTTTTCGCGGAGTTCGTGCCAGCGGGTGACGTTGTAGACGAATCGGCGGTATTCTTCGTCGTCGTCAGCGTTCAGTGTTCTGATATAGCAATTTGCCGCCAACTTATTGTAGTTCAGTTTGGCGGGGGACATTCGGCGAAGGTGGCGGAAGAAGCGATAGACGAAGGCGAGGATTGATACCATGTCGGAAAAGGAAACCACGGCTTGGAAAAGGTATGGCTTTAGTTCATAGGAGTGGACGACGCCGCGGCAGTCTTCGACAGCCTTTTCCAGGGCCTTTGGGATGAAGGGGTACGGGGACGGTGAAATCGTCTTGGTGTGCCACTTTGGCCTGAACGTCAGATGGTACTTGACGTTTGTAATCCGCGAGGCTATGCCCCGGGACCACCGGGAATCCCTGACTTTCGGCGGATCACCGTACACCCAAGTGCTTGGATGCTTCTTTACAGGCATAAAAACGACCTACTATAAGCGCCAAGTCCGCTATCCGCTTTTATTGCCTACAGAAAATGTTAAAAAAACGGCTATTGCCTGTTCCATATTTTGCCTATTTTGCCATACAGCATTTTGCCTATCTTAACACCACAACCCGCTTCGGCGGTATTTTAGACTTTTTTCTATTACTGTGTCAATACCCCACTTTTGGGACTTAGATGCACTATTGTCAGTCTGTGAAACGTTGGTGAAATCTTTTGCCACAGTTTGTACAACCGTCGTGTGCAAAGGGCCATTGTTGCCGGTTTGATGACAGAGATTTGTTTGACGGCTGCCGGTGTTGTGGTGGCGGGGCGCAGGTGTGGCGGCCTTGGCTTCGGTTGGCCGTGGCGCTGGGGATTGGGGGTTGGGCTTTGTAGCCGGATTTGCCGTTTGCTTTGCGTGCCGTACGCGGCTTTCGGTCCACAATACGTGAAATCACCCACGAAACCACCCACGAAACGCCAGAAGCCCCAAAATCGGCCTTCAATCGCCCTATTCTAGCTATGGCCGGCAACACCGCAAGCAATTCCTGGCGGTTTGGTGGGCTGGTTGGTTGGCTTTTTGCGGCCTAGTGCGTCGGCTTGCGGGCTGCCTTCGTCCGTTCCCCCTCCCCCACGCCCCCACCCACGATGAACGGCAGGGGACATTTTCTGTACATTTTCACGCTGGGGGAGTACGTGGGGGAGTACTCCCCCAAGCTTTTCGCCGTTTTGTGTGGCAAAACACTTGACTTGCGAAAAACGGTGTGGCGAACGCCCATGCGAAAAAATCGAATGTCAAATTTTAACAGCTAGCGGTGACTTTTTGGGGGAGATGGGGGAGTAGAATCCCTATTGTTTGTTTAATTTTCACGCTACTTTCACGTCTATACCCCCCCATCACCCCCCCATAAGTACGGGGGAGTACTATACTCACAACTTCTATCCCGTCGTGTCGCGAGGGTAGTACTTTTGGGGGGTGGATAAAAAAAGTGTGGCGCTGGAAAATGAAAATTGGAACAACAATAGGACTTTCACTCCCCCAACTCCCCCAAATTTCCAGTGCGGGCTGGTAAAAATTGACACCGGTCATAATAGGCTGGACGTTCCCCACTCATCCACCCACGGTGTAAAGAAAAAAAGGGTACAGTTGTGCCAAACACGCGGGGGAGTACTCCCCCAACTACTCCCCCAAATTTACAACGGCCGTTGCCAAAAATAGCCATTTGTCCACCATAATGGCGGGCACACACCCACTACGACGTCGGGAACAGAAACCCCCCCTTTTGGAAAGCCATTTTCCAGTCCCAGCCGAAAAAACCCTAACGCACATCCAGAAAACTTTTTGAAAAGTACTCCCCCAACTCCCCCAACTCCCCCAACTCTTACCGCGGGGATACCCCCCTACTCCAACCCCTCTACTAAGCAGATTTCGCCCCAAAGCGGTGTACTAGTCGAATAGTACTCCCCCAAAATGTCAGCGGAAGCTGTCAAAAGAAGTACATCAAATGTACATAAATTGGCGCGGTGTGGAACACGTTTTAGTGCCAACGACACTATAGCCGCTAACACGCTGACCGGCCAATTGCACACACAACATCCACCAAACTGGCCAAAAAGGTGACGATGGGGTAGGTAACCCCTTACCCGCTCGCGGGGGGCGTTGGGGGGGTTCCCCCCTTGGGCCATTTCTATTCCTTTATTTCTTGGGGGGTGTGGGGGGTGGAAGCAAGCAAGCGGGGACAGGTTGGCGCCGTGGTGCAATAGTGGACAGCAAGACTAAAGCGAACAGCGAAACCAAGGGTGGCAGCAGGCAGCAATAGTGGAGACAGCAAGACTAAAGCGAACAGCGAAACCAAGGGTGGCGACTGATTGCAACAATAAGAAACTGATAATGGAAACAATGTGAACAAGCGTTCATACCCCTTGTGGGTATGGCAAGATAGGAAAAAGTTAAAACCCGCCCAATGCGAACGTATCCCCCCCGTGGCATGGGCACAAACCGGATAGAGGGGGGAAGGAAAGGAGTTAGATATGGCTGAGCGTATGGTCTTATTGAAACTCTTGGCGCTGCTAGCAAAGATTCTAGGTCGGGAGGGCGCTGAACTGCTCTTACGGGAGCAACTAACGGAGTATGAGATTGAGGCGCTATCTGAAATTGTGACTGCCTATCAGCACAACTAGGCGGTTGGTGCGCGGCTGGCCATAGTCCCGGTTTGAGTCCGGGGGCGCACACTGCGGAAAGTGTAGAACAAACAACGGGTAAAGGGTCACCTAACAGGAGAGCACCAATGTACAAATTCCATTATTACGGCGTGTGTGATCCGGAG